GGGTCGTTTCCCTTCGGGAAAGAGAAAGAGGAAAGAAGAAAAGAGAAGGATACCAACATAATAAATCAAGACGGATAAATAAAGCTTACTTCAGGGGATCGTAAGGGGATCTTCCCCTTACTGGGTCTGGGCAAAGCCCAGCCGACTGCAGTTCGGAGACTGCCCGAGCTATGCTCGGAGTTAAAAGTAATTTGATAGGGGGTTTGTAGAGACGGATAGGCTCAAACTAAACGGGTGTGGGTTCTTCTTATATAAGGGGGGTTTGTTAAAACAATCTCATACTTGACGAACATACACAAATAACACATATTCAAAACGTGGGGGGTTCATATCTAGTCCTTTCAACTCCCCCCACACGTATTATGACACAATTAACAATGAAATTCTCTGCAGCACCAGCAGTATTATTTTTAGAAACGCAACTACCCATAGCAGTAGTTAATAATCTAAATAAATATCTAGATGCGTTGCATAATAAAAAGGCAGAGTCATTCGCAGATAAACTAGTGGGGCAAATATCCCACGGTGAACAGCTTAAAATAGACCCAATGGATAAATTGGTCGAGGAGTTCACTAATATTGTGGCACAAATGTCACAAGAATACATAAAACAGTTCTGTCATACAATCGGAGCAAAGAAATTAAACAGATTACCTAGTGTTCATAGCCTATGGTCAGTACATTCTTACGAAAGAGACTACAATCCTGTACATGATCACGGTACTGATACCATTATGGGTATAAGTTTTACGACATGGACTAAGATTCCGCCACAAATTGCGGACAAAGACAATTATTCTGCTGCCAACCTCATCAATAGTAGTGGGGTTTGCGATGGATTCCTACAATTTCACTTCGGACAGACAGGAATGCGTGGATTAGAGGAGCTAAGACCTCCATTTTCCCGTACTGTAAAGCCTGAAGTTGGTAAATTGATGATGTTCCCCTCATGGTGCCAACATTGTGTGTACCCATTCGAGGGAAAAGGGGAAAGACGTACAGTTGCAGGTAACTTAAACATGGTACCTGTAGACCAAAACGACTAATGTTTGCATCCTCGTGCAAATTTGAGCGTTTAAACACTATTTAAAAGGAGATTAACTATGCCATACGGTAAAGGAACATACGGATCTAAAGTCGGTAGACCGAAGAAGATCAAGAAAAAGAAAAAGAATAAGAAGGATAAGTAATGGCTAGAGAAAGATACAAGCCTGGTTGGAGATCAGAAGCTCGTAGATTTTTTTCTGATGAGGAGATCAGAGAATTAGATCCAGATGATATAAAGGAATTTCTGAAATGGAAAGAGATTGAAGAAACTGGAGGTCACAAAGATTTTTCTAAGATACAACAAAACAAAAACAAGAAGTGGATAGCATAATATGGCTGTAAATTATAAACCAGAATTTAAAGATGTACCGTCAGCATTGACGTTCTTAACATCAGATGGCAAGACAGGTGCGTCTATATTGAATGGTAAGATTAAAGCAGAAGGTTCTAAGTTTGATGGACTACCTGCAACAGAAAAGAATCTATTAAAAGCAGCAGACCATACTGGATATAATCTACCTAAGACTAATATCAATGATTATAAACTAGATAAGCGTGGACCTAAGGGTACATTCAGAGACTTTTATCCTGGTGATAGTGGTGAAATGCCAGTATCTAAACCACCAGTTAACAATCCAGTAATGATGCCAGGTACAAATTTAGAAAGACGTGGACCAAGGGGTACGTTTAGAGATTTTTACCCAGGTGATAATATGCCTCAATATCCACAAAACAATATGCAGAATAAAACAAACAATACGCTAGTTAAACTAGCTACTATGTCAAGATTAGGACTATTAAGATGACACATGGTGGGAAAAGAAAAGGAGCAGGCAGACCTAAAGGCGTACAAGCAGGAACAAAAGCAGAACGCTTAGCTGCTAGTCTAGGTCAAGGACAAACTACTCCATTAAAATATATGTTGAATATGTTGAACAACCCTCAAGTATCTATTGAAAAGAAAATGTGGGCAGCTAAAGAAGCAGCTCCATTCGTACACTCTAAGAGAGCATCTTTAAACACTACGATAAGTGGTGATGATGATAAACCAGTAGCTGTAACAATAGGATGGCGTAAAAAAAAGTAAATGAATATAGAGATTCCGTACGAACCTCGGCCTTTACAAGAAAAGATTCATAACGAATTAAAACGATATAATGTTTTAGTTTGTCATAGACGATTCGGTAAAACCGTACTTGCAGTTAATCATTTAATTATGACTTGCTGTGAAAAACCTAATTCTCGATTGGCGTATATAGCACCAACTTATCGCCAGGGTAAGGCAGTCGCTTACGACTATTTAAAAGAATATACAGAACCCTTAATGAAACTTGGTGGCAAAAGACACGAGACAGAATTAAAGGTTGATCTATGGAATGGCTCAAGATTACAAATCTTTGGAGCTGATAACCCCGATGCTTTAAGAGGATTGGGGTTTGATGGAGTAGTACTCGATGAGTTTGCTCTTATGTCTCCCAGGACTTGGACTGAGATTGTACGACCAGCTATATCAGATAAACTTGGATATGTTATCTTCATTGGTACACCAATGGGGCATAATCATTTCTGGGAAGTATATGATCTAGCTAAAAGACGTGGCGGAGATTGGTACGCAGAATTATATAGAGCATCAGAAACAGAAGTTATATCTGATGAGGAGCTTGAAGAAGCTAGGGCTACAATGCCTGAGGACCAATTCGAACAGGAATTTGAAGTAAGCTTTCAAGCTGCAGTTTCAGGAGCCTACTTTGGAAAACAAATCCAAAAGGCAGAGAAAGAAAATAGAATTACTGATGTTGAATATGATCCTAACATTGATGTAGAAACATGGTGGGATTTAGGTATAGGTGATTCAACTGCTATATGGTTCGCACAAAGAACAGGGAATGAAATACACCTGATTGATTATTTAGAAACATCTGGTGAATCATTAGCTTATTATATAGGGCAGCTTAAAGAGAAAGCTTATAACTATGGTAGGCATATAGCACCACACGATATTACAACAAGAGAGCTTGGTACTGGAAAATCTAGATTGGAAGTAGCAAGGGAACTAGGAATAGATTTTGAAGTATGTCCTAGATTAGAAATAGATCACGGTATAGAAGCTGTGAGAAATAGCCTAGACAAATGTTACTTTGATAAAAACAAATGTAAATATGGTATTGATTGTTTGCGACAATACCGTAAACAGTTTGATGACAGAATGCAAACATTTAAAAACAAACCACTACACGACTGGGCATCACACGGAGCTGATGCATTTCGCTATGGATGTAGCGTAGATGGTCCAACAAGAACTGATTGGGCAAGACCTATGAGTGTAGATATTAGATATGTAGTTTAAGGAATTATATGGCAAAAGGAAAACCATTATTAGATCATGATATACAATCAATATTAGCATCTGAATTAAAGAATTCATTTGGATACTTTGAAACTGATTTAGTACATGATAGAAAAAAAGCAAATGAATATTACTTTGGTGAATCATTTGGTAATGAAGTAGAAGGCAGATCACAAGTAGTATCAACAGATGTAGCTGATACTATTGAATCTATTTTACCTGCATTGCTTAGAATATTTACTGCTAGTGATAACATTGTTAAGGTAGATCCAGTTACACAAGAAGATATGGGTATTGCAAAACAAGCAAGTGATTATCTAAATCATATCTTTAATAAAGACAACGATGGTTTTACTACATTGTATGCAATGTTTAAAGATGCATTGTTACATAAGAATGGAATTGTAAAAGTATATTGGGATACTTCAGAGAATTCTAAACAAGAATCTTATGAAAGATTATCTGATCCTGAATTCACAATGCTACTTGATGAAGATGGTGTAGAAGTAAAAGAACATACTGAGTACGCAGACGAAACATTTAAGGAACAAAAGGCAAACATTAAAGAACAAATAGATGCTACAGGAGATCAATTAAGTGCAGATCTTATGGAACAACAATTAAGAGAAATACCTGTTCCTAAATTACATGATGTAGTTATTACTCGTAAAGAAACATTTGGACAAGTTAAGTTTGAAGCAATACCACCAGAAGAATTCTTAATTGAAAGACGTGCTAAGACTTTAAAAGATGCGAACTTTGTATGTCATCGTACTACAAAGACTAGAAGTGAATTGATTGAAATGGGTTTTGATTATGAAACTGTTTACGCTTTACCTAAAGAACATAACCTAAAATATAATCCTGAAAAAAATGTAAGGCATAGAAATATAGATAACGATTATACTTCTGAATCAGCAGATGAAGCAACAGATGAAATAGTAGTTTGCGAATCTTATATTAAAATAGATCAAGATGGAGATGGCATAGCAGAACTAAGAAAGATTACATCATCAGGTGATGAGAGTTATACTATTCTTGATAATGTTATAGTTGATAACCAACCATTCTGTTCTGTTACTCCAATAGCAGTACCACATAGATTCTATGGTAGATCTGTTTCAGAGTTAGTTGAAGATATTCAGTTAATTAAATCTACTGTTATGCGTCAGATACTAGATAATATGTATCTTACAAACAACAACAGAGTTGCTGTAATGGATGGTCAAGTTAATTTAGAAGATCTATTGACTAACCGACCGGGCGGAGTAGTAAGAACTAAAGCAGCTCCAGGACAAGTCATGATGCCAATGACTACACAAACTATTAATAACCAAGCGTTCCCATTACTTGAGTACTTAGATACTGTTAAAGAAAACAGAAGCGGTATTACTAAATACAATCAAGGTATGGATACTGATAGCTTAAACAAAACTGCATCAGGTATTAATACAATCTTATCTCAATCACAAATGAGAATAGAATTGATTGCAAGAATATTTGCAGAGACAGGTGTTAAAGATTTATTCAAGAAGATATTTGAATTAGTTGTTAAGTATCAAGATAAAGAACGTATAATCAAGATTAGAAATAACTTCGTTCCAATGAATCCTATGGAGTGGAGAGATCGTTGTAATGTAAGTATTCAAGTTGGATTAGGTACAGGTTCAAGAGATCAACAATTAGGAATCCTTAATCAGATACTAAGACAACAAATAGATGGAATTAAGTTACAAGGTTCACCTCATGGACCAATAGTTAGTATGACTAACATATATAATACACTAGCAAAGATTGTAGAGAACGCAGGATTAAAAGATGTTGATTCATACTTTACTGATCCTCAAGTAGGTATGCAACAAATGCCACCTCAACAACAAAAAGAACCTAGTGAATTTGAGAAGGTATCACAGATTCAAACGCAACAGAAAGCAGCTGAAGCTCAGATGCAATATGAAAATAGAATGCGTGAGATTGAATTAAGATACCAAAAAATGATGTTAGACTTTGAAGCTAAAGTTAAAGAACTAGAAATGAAATACGAATCTGATATAGATGAGAAAGCTATTAAGCGTGAAGCTTTAAAGATGAAAGGTATTTCAGAATCTAATAAACAAATGCTTGACCAGGCAACCAGGAATCTGTTACAACCAAATCAAGGTATGCCACAAGCACCTAAACAACAACAACCAAGTAGTGATACTTTTATAGAAATTGATGTCGGACCTACAAAAGGAACAAACAAGGGGCCAAAGGGCTAAAGATATTCTAGAGGATGAACTCTTTACAGAGTCTTTACAGACTTTGAAAGATTCATATTCTAATGCGATATTTCAGACTGGACCAAATGATGAACTAGCAAGGACAAAGATCTACCTTGCTTATCAAATTTTAGGTAAGTTTGAAAACCATTTCCGTTCCGTTA